CTTCTTGGTAGTCTTATAGTTAAAATAAAGTAAGGTACAGGTGTCTCTAGAAAATAGACTGTTCTCATAGAATCTAGCTACATTGTAGTAGTCATACCAACTTTGGGAATATTTAGATATCTCATCCAACTGTTCATTTGTAAGAGTTGGGTCAATCTTTAAAAGCTCAGTCATTGGAAGAGTCTTAATCTCTCCCCAATAGAAACAATCCTGAAAATATGGATCTTCAGTATAGCTGTAAACCACGTTGGCAGGGTCTACATAAGAAACCTGTACACCTGCACCAGGCAGAAATTCATGCTTTGCAACACCTATACCAATTACAGCTAAGTCATAATCTATACGCTTTCGTGTATCTTGGTAGTGGTTTTCATCAAATATGGTATTAATCGCCTCCTCCTCTGCTATCTCAATTGCTGGCTTATAATTAAGCTGCATGTATAATGATAGCTCCTCATCAGTCTCAGGGAGTTCATCAGGATTAGTTACAAATGGATTAGCACCTGTTGCATCCTGTATCTTTAACAATACATCCTTAGCCAACATTTGGCTTTCTATCATGTCCTGATACTTACTCCTCTTAGCCTGAGACATAGCATCCTGTGCATATGCCTTAACTTTGAAAAGTCTATCAGACATACCATTGACTACTATGTCAACAAACTTTGGAAGTATAGGAACTGGAGTCCAGTCAAGGTTCAAGTAAGATAGGTCACCATCTATTGCAAGTTCATTCTTATATTTCTGAACTGATTGCTCGCCTCTTGCATAAAGACGTAGTCTGTGAAAATCTCCCCACTGATTATAATATCTGCATTGGTTGCCATCTTTTCGGAACCATTCGTATTGAATAGCTTGACCTACTTGAAGACCATATTCCATAGTTTCCTTCTCTGCATCAGATACAAACTGACTTGGAAAAGCTGTTGCAGATATATTAACTACTACGTCTTTCATTTAATAATTTGACTTATAGCACCTGTGTTTGTGTACCTTGCGAAATTAACACTAATTTTCGATTCTTTTTTCTCTGGTAAATATACGTGTTTTTGATTTGCCATAATAGCAAGCCCAGAACTAATCGAAGCATCATGCTTGGTACGGTCATTAATATCGAATTTTGCCCAGTCCTCAAGTGTTCTTGTGAACGGCATTGTCCCTATCTCATCTGGAGATCTATAGGTTCCTGTCACATCGAATCCAACAAACTTCTCAATGTAGGACTCAATTGCTGAAGCATGTGACTGCTTTACTTCTTCAGAAGTATTTGGTATACCACCTAACTCACGCTCAGTTTTTGTAAGCTTATTTAATGGTCTATCTGGCCTGTTCATAGAGAACGCTCTATACCCTCTATTCTTAAAGTGATATAATATACGAGCTTTATTGTTTTCTGCAAGCATAGGCATACCATAAAATACACAAGCCATTAATACTTCTTCAAAGAATATCTCTGCTGTCTGTGGTCTTGCTATGTACTCTAGAAAGAACTGATTAGCAGGAGCATCATCCATATGGTACTTTGTCATCCCATGTAGTGATCCATTTGAACCCCTTCCTCCAACTACTGCTGATATATCGTATGGGTCACAACCAAATGATCCAAGATGCTCATTGCCAGGATACTTCAATCCATTTCTTGTAGCTACATTGTTCTGCATATTTAGTGGAGGTACCCAGCTGATTAAGAATCTCCCCCTTTGATCTGGAGTCCATATAACCTTGCTGTCTTTTACTCCATCCTTCCAATGGAATGAACCACGTGTAACAAGATGTGCCTCTATGTTTGAATCATTGTAGTCTATCTGATGATAAATCTTTGTCAAATTAAATATAGATGACTTACTCTCATCTCTGAATGCATGACTCTCTGTACGTGGGAACTGACGATAGAACTCATTCAGTGCATCAGCATCGTTCTTTAATGAATCAACCTCAGCTTCCCAATAGTCAATTGCACCATTCTTTATCATCTGCCCATCAACACCAAGAACAGGTTCACTAGGTTTTCTAACTACTGGCATTCCATACCTATCAATGAAACCTTCCATGTTCCACTCCATAGGTATAAATAAAGCATATAGGCCACTCTTTGTCTGACCATTAGCATTTCTGTTATGTACGTTAGAGTCTTCGTATAGTTTCTTATAGTTGTCTCCACCCTTGCTCAATGCATTGGACGTAGATCCCATCATACACTTACCAATAATCTTGCTACCTACTCTAAGACAGGTCTTCGTTACCCTCCAGTTATTTAGTATATTATTAGGCTTAGTCCATTTTGCAGATTCATCGTGAGCTAAGAATAGTAGCTTCTCACCATCGTATGAGTTCTCTTCAGTATTCTTCCAGTCTATAGTCGTATCCAAACCAATGACACTATCGTCTCCTAAAGTAGCCATGTTCTTCTTTGTAATCTTAGATGCTGGCACCCGATATGCAAGCTCAGTCTTTGGCTTATCCATACCATCCATGATAGGTCTGAAGAAGAATGGTAGCCTGCTATTTATTGGAACCACCTTGTCAGTGAACATCTTCTTAGCATCAGCACCAGTCTTTGACAAGATACCTACACGAGAGTCACGAGCAAGTGTAGCTATATTAACGCACTCTGATGATGACATGAATGAGAACCCTGAGCGTCTAATCTTTAGGTAAATCATACCAAATGATCTTGGATCAGCCTTGCATGCTTCCCAGAATATAAAGAATATCCTATTTGCTTCACGGTAGTCTGCATAGCCAACGTCAATACTAGACCACTGTAGGTACATGTAATGGGCTCCAGTAATATACGTAGGCTTACCATTGTTCATGAACCACAACCCCTCTTCTCTTCTATCAAACTCTTGCTCGATGTAGTCTACCCATCTGTCTTTAAACTCAGCAGGCATCTCGTTCCAGTGGAAGATTGACTGTACCCTATAAAGCTCTTTTGGTAGTTCTTCTCTCTCCCAATACTGCTGTGAAATCTTTTCAGATCTTTTATATACCTCCTTTGGTACAGCAGGCAATGCAATAGTTAATCCCTGTATGCTTATAATCTCTCCTATCTGTCCAGTCTTAGAAATAACAACCATGTCGTACTGCTCGTTGTAGCCGTACTGCCATGACCTACCGCTGTTCTTCTTGCTTATAGCATTCTGAGGAACGTGGTCCTTAACGATTCGATATAGATCTTCGCTCTGCAAATCCTTGTTTTGTATCTGTCCTACTTACTCCCTTATCCAACATCTCAAGAGCTTCACGCTCTGCTTCTATTCTATTTAAAATCTCAAAGGCATCAAATATGGCTAGCTTTTTTGTAGCTGCTGCATTCTTTAATCTGTCAGCAGATAGCTCACTCTCATCCTCAGGTTTAATAATCGCCTCCTTTGCTACTTTAATTAGTTGCTCAACAGCCTGATGACCAGCCTCAATAATCTTAAGTTTTATTTCTTTTGGATCTCTCATAGCAGTATAGTTATTTGATGATCGTACATTCTATATAGCTTCTCTCCATCTACATCAAACTCGTACTCACTGTCTGGCTTGAAGCATACCTTGTCTCCTGCCTTAACTCCCTGAGATATGAGATAGGCATTAGGGTATACCATAGTCCCCATAAGTGGCTCATGGGTAAATGGCTTCTTGATATATGACTCAGTTGCTGGTATAGGTTTGACAAAGCAGTACCTATCGTAGGTGTGCCAAGTATCTCCTCTACGGTATAGGAAGAACTGGTCTTGATCTATAAAAAATAAATCATCTCTAAAAAATGACCTACCACTTTTTCTTCTGCCTTTAATGTCATTATAGAACTTAAATGCATTGTGGTGTACTAGAAGAGTATCCCCCACTTGTACAGGACCAGTATACTTATAAGGTACCTCAATAACTTCAGCATATCTGTTTGAAAATTTATGATCCTCCTCTGAGGTATTGACAATAAGTTGTATGCCACCAATATCTTTGGTGTTATTATATCGCTCACCATTTAAAGGCCTTACGATAAAATCAAATGGAGACTGCATCAATAACTTATATTATATTCAATCGCAACTGGCATGTTGTGGTTGAATTCCTTCCACATCAAAGTCTCATTCTTTTCGTTTCTAATATAAACACGTATTGATCCTAAGTCAACATTAAAAAGGATAGCCTCTATTTCATACAAGTCTCCAAGTACCTTTTGCCCTACAATATAGTGCATAGAGCTACCCTTATAGTCTGGTCCTACTGATATTTTTCTTATGTCCATTACATTAAATTTTAGTGAGGAGGTTCTTAGTGCACCACCCCTAGTTGATCTGTCCCTGTGATTCGATACACGTTGCCTGCCACAAGACCACCTGCTAGTGCCGCTGTATTGTTAGCGTAAACAGGTACAGATGGCAAAGGCATTGATAAAATGCTTCCGATAGTAAAGTTTTTAGTCTTGTTGCTGTCCTCAGCATCAGTACCAATAAGTTTGTCGTTATACGAGACGCTTCCGTCTGTAGAGTATGAACTAATAGTTGCCATGTTATTCAGCGGTTATAGGTTGAGGATCTGGAGTAGGAGGCACGGGCGGTACATAGTCACCTGTGATAGTTAGGTTTAGCTGTGCTGCAACCCAATCATAGGCGTACTCATTTGTCTGCCATGCTTGATAGTCCTCTCCAGTCATAGTTAGATTCCCTTGAGCAAGTTGCTGTTGAGCATCACTCAATATAGAATAGTAAAATGTTCCTGACGTACTTAGATTGTCATTAATGCAATATGCATTTAGAATAGTTCCTTCGTCTTGGGTTCCATTTACCCAAATAAATACGGGGTCAATTGTTTTCATGATAATTTATTTTTTAGTTCTTGAATTTGTGCTTGTTGTTCTTTAATTGCTGCAATTAATATAGGGGTAAGTTTTGAATAATCCACCTCTTGCATTTCTGCTCCATCCTTTTCTCCTGTCACAAGGTATGGAAGTATTTGCTGAATTTCATGGGCAATAAATCCATCCTGTCTTGTTTTTGAGTTTTTATATCTAAAGCTAACAGGATTTAGCTTCATCACCTTTTCTAATGGGTTGTCAATAATTCTTATCTCATCTTTCAATCTGTAGTCAGAAGATGTATTGTATGCTGTGTTTGACCCATCAGTTGATATTGAACCTACGAATGAGCCATTGTAACTGAATCTAATTATAGAACCTGTTACTCCGCTTAGTCCTGCAACTAAAGCTGTAGATGTACTACTCTTTATTATCTGAGCATTACCTGCTACATTCAATGTATATCCTGCGTCCGTTGTCGTTCCAATCAGCACGTTTCCGCCTGAGGTGATGCGCATTCGTTCGGCTCCTGAAGCCGTCAAATCTTCAATTGCAAATCCTCCTGAATTTAAAGAAACCCATCTAAAACTTCTCCCTGTACTTGATGTTGTATTTGTCCAATCTATTGCCGCTCCTACATTTATACCGCTAACATTTAAAGCAGCAGTTGGCGAACTAGTCCCAATCCCAACGTTGCCTGTGGCAGTTAATGAAATCACATCTGTTCCATTAACTCCTAAAATTGATGTATTAGGAGAACCTCCAGGAGCAGAAATTGAAAAATAAACGCTAGGAGCAACAGTCCTATAAATCCTAAAATCAGTATTTGCACTAACACCACCAACATTCACAATACTCGAAAAGGTAGCTGCGCCTGTGGAGGCAAGTGTTAAAGCACCATTTGAAACTGAAACCCCATCACTAGCAGTACTTTCAATTAATGGAATATTTGCAGTATTAGCAACATTCCTTGCTCTAATTGCTACCTGAGTTCCTAGTCTAATACCTCCACTTGTTGCGGGAGTTGAGCCTGTTTGGAAAAAATCTGCTTGCATAAAACTACCGCTTCCGCTTGCCGTCACACTACTCGAAAAGGTAGCTGCGCCTGTGGAGGCTAGGGTGAGGGCAGTAGTAGAACCGCTATTAGTCAAAAACCTATGATTAGTACTTGTATTATAAAAAGTACCTGTTGCATCTATACCTATATTTGCAATTGAGGAACCTCTTGTAAGGTTGTACCAAATATCACTAGCATTTGAGATAGATACTGCACCACCTGATGCTGTTAAAGTCAATGCCCCACTAAACCGCCCAGTCCCGTTAACATCTAACTTATAGCCTGAGTCTGTGGTTGTGCCTACAAGTAGGTTGCCTCCAGCTGGTTGTAAAACTAAATTGTAAGCGGTAGCGGTATTATTACGCATTGCTTGCATCCAAGCATTCCCATCAGTTGTATTTATACCAAGATATAAGCCATACAAATTAGTATCCCCAGCTATAAATAAAGCTCCTTTTCCAGTTCCTAAAGTTGGGTAAGAACCATCTACCGCTTGAGTTACTTGCAATCTATGTAATGGCGAACTTGTCCCAATACCAAGCCTGTCGTTTGTTGCATCCCAAAATAGGTTGGATTCGCTAGTAATTGTTGTCGTGCCATTAAAGTAAGCAACTTGGCCGCTCGTCCCTGTTCCAGTTACTGGGTTAGTTAGAGCGTTTTGTTTGTTGTTAAATGTAGTCCAATCTGTGCTAGATAGGAATCCGCTTTGCGAACCGCTTGCCTGTTGGATAGTAATATTTGGAGTAGTCCCTCCGCTAGATGCCAAAGGACTAGATGCAGTAACCGCAGTAACATAAGTTCCAGCCGCTTGATATTGCGGAATGTTTAACGTACTACCTACCAATGTAGCCGCACCGCTTGTGCCTGTGGTAGTTAAGGTAATTGCGTTTTGCTTTCCGTTAAATGTACTCCAATCCGCAGCACTTAAAGCACCACGATTAGTAGCCGAAGCAGTAGGCACATTTAAGGTTATTACAGGGGTAGTAGTGCCATTAGCAACTGAAGAGGATAGGTCAGTACCGCTTGTGCCTAAAGTAAGCGCAGCAACGCTTGTAACAGTCCCTACCGACCAAGTCCTATCTGCACTCAAATCATAAGCTGTTCCGTTTATAGTTAACTGCCTACTTGTTGGAACTCCTCCTAATCCTGATAAAGTATAGTTAGGCACATTTAAAGTTGCACCCACCAAAGTAGAAGCACCACTACTTCCTGTAGTTGTAAGCGTTAATGCATTCTGTTTATTATTAAAAGTAGTCCAATCAGTACTGCTCAATAATCCATTCTGACTACCACTTGCAGTTGAAATATCTACAGTAATATTGCCACTACCTGTAATCGGTGAATTACCTATAGTAACTCCACTAG